AAATTAAAAAATAAAATTTTAGATGAAGAAAAAGAACTCAAGAGATTAAATGATTATTTAGAAGAACATAATAAATCAGAATATAGTGTAAATAATATAATTTCTTATTTAGATTTAGAAAAACAAAAGAGTATAGTTGAATTAAAAGAAAATGAATTAAATTTAAACAATATTGATTTTTATTATTCTGATTTTATAAAAAATATTTTAAGTGATGAAGGTATTAAAAAATATATAATAAAGAAAATAATTCCTTTATTAAATAAGAAAATTAATGAGTTTCTTTCAATATTAAATTCAAATTATAGTATAAGTTTTAATTCTGATTTTGAAGAAAAGTTTAAATGTAGAAATAGTGAAGAAAGAAGTTATGGAAGTTTCTCTGCTGGAGAACAAAAAAGAATAGATATTGCAACACTTCTTTCTTTAATAGAAATATCTAAAATGCTTAATTCGTTTGATTGTAATATTTTGATATTAGATGAAATTTTAGATAGTTCTTTATGTCATCATGGTGTAAGTAATTTGATGCAATACTTTAAGACTGATTTCTTAATAAATAAACCAGAAATGTGTTTATATGTAATAACACATAATTCTAATATTTCTGATGATAATTTTAATACAGTAATAAATTTAAAGAAGGAAAATGGATTTACTAAAATTGAAGAAATTAAAGAAATTGATCAAATAATGCAAGTTTAAAAAACTTCATTTTCTTTCTTAAAGTAATCTTTATGTTCTGCTCTGTACTTTTCAGCAAATGCTCTTTTTGTTTCTGCATGTTTTTTTTCTTTTATAATTACTTGTATAAAAGCATTTTTAACTATTTGTGTACAATATGCAAATGCATTAGATGATTTTTCAGGATTAAAACTTTTACTATATGCTAAAAGGAAATATATACCTCTAGATTTCATTTCTTCTAAGAAACTATAACCTGAGAAATTTGATTTTGTTGCATAATTTTCTACAAGGTCAAGAAATATTTCACCAAGACGTTCAGATGCTTTATTTGTTTTTATATATTGAACCAATTCTTTTTTTAATTCGGTATTGTCTACTTTATCTCTTTTGACTATTTTAATCTTCCCTCTACCTCTTTTACGGTTTCTTAAATCTTGAACATCTGAAGACATATAAATACTCCTTTAAATTTTAACTTTATCTATTATAATTGATTATACAAATTTATCATAGAACAATAAAGGATCTTATTTATATGTCAGACAGCAAAAGAATTACATGTTTTCCATCAGATAAAAATGGATGTGGATTTTATAGAACAATAATACCTCTTGGTTATTTGTCTGCCAAGTTGGAATGGGATCCTACATTTATGTATCAATTTGTATTTGATCTTAACCTTATAAAAAATTCACATTGGGTTAGATTTCAAAGACAATGTACTGAAAATCAAATACGTTGCTTACAAGAATATAGAAATGTAATTGATAAAACAAATTCACCAGCAAAAATTATGTATGAATTAGATGACTTAGTTCATGGAATTGAACCTCATAATATTTTAGCATATCAATTTTATACAACAGTTCGCAGAGAAAATGTAGTAAAGATGATGCATATGTCAAATATGGTTACTTTTTCTACACAATTTTTAAAAGATTTTTATGAAACAAATTTTGGAGTAAGAAATTCTGCTGTTGTTCCTAATTTCTTACCAAAATTCTTATGGAAACCAAAGTTTGATGATAAATCTACAAAAAATACTAAACCAACTGTAATGTGGGCCGGTTCCGCTTCTCACATTGGTCCTGGTGGTGATATGGAATTCTTATTACCAATGATTGAAGCAACTGTTGATGAATTTGATTGGTTATTTGTTGGTGTAGTGCCACAAAAATTAAAAGGAAAAGTTAAATTTATAGATTGGGCAAATTTTTATGAATATCCAGATTTGATGCAAAGTATTAAAGCAGATATTGCAATTGCACCAATTTCAAATTCTTTATTTAATTATGGAAAGTCAGATTTAAAATATTGTGAATATGCTGCTATGAATATTCCATCGTTATTATCATCTATTGGATCTGCACAATTTAAAGGTCCATATGATCTTACAAATGGAAATTTAGTTCAAAATGATCCTGATTCTTGGTATCAAGCAATTAAAAAGTTATGGTCTGACGAAAATCTTAAAGCAGATACATTAAAGCGTCAACAAGAATATGTTTCAAGAAGATGGCTTGAGAATCCAGAAAATATTGCTCTTTATCAAAAAGTTTATGCATAAACCTTATAAATAATGGTATTATGTCAGATTTCTTATATACATCATTAAAAAAGAAATATATTAGATTAGTAGAAGATTCAACTAATGCCAATATTTTTAATTATCTTAAAAAATTAGTTGATACTGATAACTTTTCAGAATTTAAAAAAGTTTTAAACAATACTCCATCTATATTGGAACTTGAAGATCCTATAGATGGAGGGACTATTTTAACTTATATTTGTAAGTTACAAGATATTGTAAATAATAAAGATACTCATAGAACAAGACCAATATTTTTATTGTTAATTCAACATCCTGAAGTTGAAAAAATCATTAACAAAGTAGATAAAAAAGGTTGGTCTGCTTTAATGTACGCTTGTCAAACATGTCAATTTTTTAAATTAAAAAATCTTGTTGACAAGGGTGCTGCTGTTAATTTAGGTGAAGGTCATAAAACTCACTATGATGAATTTAATGATTATAATACTGATCCTCTTATGATAACATTAGCAAGTTATACAGATTCGTATAATAAAAGACCTGTTGATTATAAAGATACAGTTGAATTACTTGTAAATAATGGTGCTATTGTTGGTAAAAAAGCAGGATATATTGTTCATAATGGTAAAAAATATTTAACTGGTATGACACCATTACATTTTTTTGCTTTACAAAAAAATGAAATTTTAACAAAGTTTGTATTAGAAAAAGGTGGATATAATTTTGTTCATGAAACTAATATTTTAGGTGATACTGCATTAATGTATGCTGCTGCAATGAATGACCATAAAATTATAACATTATTAATGGATGCTGGCGCAAGAATTTCATTACCAAATCTTAAAGGTCAAACTGCTGTAAGACAAACACCAAGAGAAGTTTTTGGATTCAAATTAGGAAAAGTTTCACCAGAAACAGTTCAATTAATAAAAAATTTATATGCAGAAAAGAAAAAATTTATAAAGGATGTTTAAGGATAAATCATGGATACTAAAAATACAACAAGTTTATTATACGAATTAAAAAATTTATTGCCTAATTTAATAGGTTCTCAAGGTGATGAATTTAATTCAGTTAAACAGAAAATAAATACTATTATTTCACAACTTGCAGGTATTCCTGAAGATTCTATATCATCAGATACAAAATTTTATTCAGAATTATTAGATAAAATAAATTTATTATTTAAGTATCAAGGTCCAGAATTTTCTACTGGAGTAAAGAAAATAATTCAAGATTTAAAATCAAATTATAAAACTGTTAATTATTCTGGAGAAACAATGAGAGTTGTTTCAGAAGATGAAGATTCATATACAATTCAAGGTATTAATGAATTGAAAGGCGTTAAATTAAGAGTTACAAAAGAAGAAGTTTTATTAAATTCTCCAGAAGAAGATAAACTACTTGATGAAGCAGAATTTGAAAATCCAGACTTTACCCAACCACCTGAAGATGTTTTGCCTTCTACTAAACCTGAAGGTAATGATTTAATGGTAAAAGAAGAATCAACAGATAATCCTTCTTATCCTAATGTTGGTATTGATGTTTCTGTATTAGGAACAAAAGAAAGACATGCTGAAAATGAAAAACGTATAAAAGATTCTTTAATATCTTTCAGAGAAAATTTGAAGAAAATGCTTGAAGAACTTAATTCTTTAGATTCAACTGATAATCAAGAAGAAGTTGTTACAGAAGATCAAAATACATCAACCGATTATAATGGTGCTAAAATAACTCCACAACCAGGAATAAGTGGATTAACCGGTGAAGCAACTACAACTTTTTCAATAACTTGGCCAGATGGAAAAATTGAACCTGGATATGATTCTGTTGATGCAGCAAAAAAGAAGATTGATTATTTTATGAGTAAATATCCAGACTATTTTACTAAAAAGTTAGAAGAAGATGATGGCGGTTCATGTGGTGGAACCTCTACTTCGGGTGTTGCTACTTTTGCAAGTAGAGTTGGAATAGGTTTACAAACACCAGAAAGAAGAAAAGAAACTTATAAAAACGTTTAATTATTAATTATTGAATCCTTATATTACCTCCATATAATATCTCAAAGGAAAATTATATGGCTATGTTAGTATTCGATTTAAGTCATTTGGCTTATTGTTCTTTATTTTCTGCTAAATCTGACATTAAGGATATTGGATGGGCATATTTAAAACACATGATATATTCAAGAATATTTTCATTGTGTAAAAAATTTGATCCTGAACAAGTTGTTATTGCAGTAGATTCTAAAGAAAATTGGAGAAAGAAAGTTTATCCTGAATATAAAGCACACCGTAAAGAAAAACGGGATGCTCAAGATGATATTGATTGGAATGCTTTTTATAATACAATTAAAGAATTTGTATCAGAAATAAAGGAACATTTTCCTTTTTATGTATTAGAAATTAAGTATCTTGAAGCAGATGATATTGTTGGTATTTTAGCAAAAGACTATCAAAATATTAAAAAAATAATAGTTACTGCTGATGGTGACTTTTTGCAATTGTTAAAATATAAAAATATTGAAATTTTTGATCCTATTAGATTTAAATATTTAACTGTTGATGATCCTGTTAAATTTTTAAAAGTAAAGTGTTTAATGGGTGATGCTGGAGATAATATTAAACCTATAAAACCAAGGATAGGTGAAGTTACAGCAACTAAATTAGTTGAATCTCCAGATAAATTAAAAGAAATTCTTGAAGATAAAACCCCATCATATACTAAACCAGATGGTACAGTTGTTACTTTAGGGGAAGAATATAAAGAAAATTATAAAAATAATATAATTTTAATAGATTTAACTAAGACACCAGATGTTTTTAGTAAAGAACTTAAAAAACAATTTGATGAATATAATCTTCCAACAGGAAAAACAATTTTTCAATATTTTAGTAAAAATAAATATAGAGAATTTTTAAGAAAAATGGAAGAAATTGAAGTCGTAATAACAAAAATTATTAATTTTGAAAAAGAAAATAAAAAGAATAAAGAAGCATTTGGAGATTTATTTTAATAACTTATTAGATGATAACAGTTTAAAAAATTGTTATCATTTAAGTTATTTATTTATTATAACTATATTATACAAAAAGACAAAAACATCTTATTATGCGATATGTTGACAAAAAAATTTGTTTTAAAGAAGTACCTAAAGAAATTAGTTTAACTTTTACTTTTTCTGGTTGTAAATTATTCTGTAAAAATTGTCATAGTAATTATTTATGGGATGAAAATAATGGTATAGAATTTGATTTAATAGTGCTTGAAGAAAATTTAAAACTATATAAAAATTATATTACTTGCGTTTTATTTCTTGGTGGAGAATGGGATAAAAACATCTGTTTATATCTTCAATATATAAAATCAATAAATTTAAAAACATGTTTATATACTGGATTAGAATTTGAAAAAGTAGATAAAGAAATCATAAAAAATCTAGATTATATAAAAACAGGTCCTTATATAGAAGAATTTGGTGGATTATCTAGTAAAACAACAAATCAAAAATTTATAGATTTAAAAAATAATAAAAATTTAACTTACATTTTTACAAAGGAAAATAATGATAAAACTTAACCAATCACAAATATTAGAAAAACAAAAATATATTGATAATTACATAAAAGCAAAAAACGCAGCAGATGGTTCAAAGTTAGATGCAAATGCAAATGTAACTTCAAAAAATATCGCAACTTTAGAAGCAGAAATAAATAAAGATATAAACATCCAAATAAACAGATTCCTTGTAAAAGATAAAATTTCAAAAATATTTGGTGATGATTTATCAAACGAATATATTAGACAGATAGAAGACCATGAAATATATGTTCATGATGAAACATCATTAAAACCATATTGTGTAAGTATTTCTATGTATCCTTTTTTGTTTGATGGTCTAACAAAATTGGGTGGAGAATCAAAAGCGCCACAACATTTAGAATCTTTTTGTGGAAGTTTTGTTAATTTAATTTTTGCTATTAGTTCTCAATTTGCTGGTGCTGTTGCAACAGTAGAATTTTTAATGTATTTTGATTATTTTGCTAGAAAAGATTACGGAAATGATTATTTATCAAATAAACGATTAATTGAAAATCATTTCCAACATGTTATTTATTCTATAAATCAACCTGCTGCTGCTAGAGGTTATCAATCTGTATTTTGGAATATATCTATTTATGACACCTATTATTTTAATAGTTTATTTTCAGAATTTGTATTTCCTGATGGATCAAAACCAAGTTTTGAATCAGTAAATAAATTACAATCTTTTTTTATGGAATGGTTTAATAACGAAAGAAAAAAATCAATATTAACTTTTCCTGTTATTACAGCAGCATTATTAACTGAAAATGGATCAGCAAAAGATAAAAATTTCGCTGAAAATTGTGCTAAAGAATTAAGTGAAGGAAATTCTTTTTTTATATATTTATCAGAAAGCGCAGATTCATTAGCAAGTTGTTGTAGATTAAGAAATGAATTTACTGATAATACATTTTCATATTCTTTGGGTGCGGGTGGAGTTAGTACAGGATCTATAAATGTAATAACTATAAACATGAATAGATTAGTACAAAATAATAAAAATTTAAAAGATGAAATTATAAAAGTTCAAAAATATCAAGTTGCATATAGAAATTTAATGGAAGATTATTTAAGGGCTGGTTTATTACCAGTATATGATGCTGGATTTATTTCAATGGAAAAACAATTTTTAACAATTGGTATAAACGGTTTAGTTGAGGCAGCAGAATATAAAAATATAGAAATTTCTAATAATAAAGAATATATAAAATTTATAAAAGAAAATTTAAAAATTATTTATGATGCCAATAAAGAAGCAAAACAAAAATACGGTTATATGTTCAATACTGAATTTGTTCCAGCCGAAAATCTTGGAGTAAAGAATTCATTATGGGATAAAAAAGATGGTTATAAAGTAAATAGAGATTGTTATAATTCTTATTTTTATGCTGTTGAAAATGAAAAATTAAATCATTTAGATAAATTTATTTTACATGGAAAAGAAACAACACAGTATTTAGATGGTGGGTCTGCATTACATCTTAATTTGGATGATTATTTAGATAAAGAACAATTTTTAATGTTAATAAATATTGCAGCAAAAACTGGTTGTAATTATTTTTGTACTAATATTAAGGTTACAATATGTAATTCCTGTAATACAATAGAAAAAAGAACTTTAAGTTTTTGTCCACATTGTAATTCATCAAATGTAGAGTATGCTACAAGAATAATAGGTTATTTAAAGAAAATAAATAGTTTTAGTAGTGATAGACAAAAAGAACATAATAGAAGATTTTATGAAAAAATTTAAAAAATATTTAATTCTTTTTCTGTAATTATTCTGAAATTTATGTTTCTTGTTTTGCAATATTCTTGAGCAAATTTCCATTTTGCTGAATTTACTAACCATACTCGCATTTCTGTGAGTATGGTTTTTTTCTTTTTATTTTTACTTATTTTAGGTTCTATTGTTTGTTTATAAGGTTTTATTTCGCATAATTCTGTAATCTCGGTTCCTGAAGAATTTACATAAGTATATAAGAAATCAGGATAATATTTTGTTGGTTTACCTGTTACAGGATTTAAGTAAGGTATTGATAATGATTCAGATGCCCATTTTTTTATAGATGTATTTTTATCTAAAAAACACATAAATTTAAATTCCCATGCTGATCTATATACTATAGGCCATTTTCCTATATATTTTTCTCTATTAATTGGTGTATAAATACCTTGTTTGAATTTTGAATCTTTTAACATGTAATCTCGTTTCCTAAAGGAAAATTTATAAATAGTCAATATTATTTATAATAATACTATAGGACATAATATAATATGCCAGCACAAGATTTTTTCAATAGAGTAATTCAACCCTTCGTAAGAAGAAATAATTGGTCTAAAGGCCAACAAGCCCAACATTATAAGAGACAATATAAAACTTTTGATAATGAGGGTAAAAAATATGGCCGTCAAATGGTTCCATCTGCAACTGAAATGGAAGATGTGTCATCTATTTCTGCCGCAGAATTTCAACAACAAGCAGGATCCTTAAATAGTTTTGTTTATAGAACTGAATCTAATAAAGCAGCAAAATTAAGTGCTTGGAGAGAAATGTCGCTTTTTCCTGAAATAGCGTTTGCTCTTGGTGAAATTGAAGATGAAGCAATAAATTTTGATGTAAATGGTAATGTATTACAATTAGTTATTAAAAATGATAGAATATTACAAAATGAAAACGCTTGTAAAAATATTTTAAAGCAATTCTCTTATATCACTGAAGATGTAATGGATTCAAAAAATAACATAAATGGTTGGTTTTTACAATTTATGGTTGATGCTGAAATAATGTTTGAAAAGGTCGTAGATCCTGTAACTGCAAAAGAAAGAGGGATTATAAGAGTAAAACAATTACGTCCAGAATTTACCCATCCAATATGGGAAGAAATAGAATCTGATAGAATTCATCAATTTGTTCATAAAGGTGATAAAAATATAATAGTAATGCCACCTGAAATGGTTGCTTATGCAAATTCTGGTATATATCGTTATCCTGATATGTATACAAAAGAAGTTTTATCATATTTAGAAGTTGCTAAAGTAGATTATAGAAAATTAAGACAATTAGAAGATGCTTTAGTAATTTATAGATTAGTTCGCGCTCCTGAAAGACGTGTTTTTAAAATTGAAGTTGGAAAATTACCAAAACAAAAAGCAGAACAATATGTACAAAATTTAATGAGAAAATATCGTCAAAGAAAGACATATGATCCTAGTACTGGAGAAGCATCACAAGTAATTGATACAATGGCGATGATTGAAGACTTCTGGCTTCCTTCACAAGATGGAAAAGGAAGTTCAATTGAAACATTACCTGGAGGAGAAAATTTAGGTCAAATAGATGACGTTTTATATTTCTTGGATAAATTATATAGAGCAATGCGTATTCCTATGTCAAGAGTAAAATCTGATACTGGTTTCTCTTTAGGCGATACGTCTGATATAACAAGAGAAGAAGTAAGATTTAATAAAATGGTCAGTAAATTTGTAAATAGATTTTCTAGTGTATTTTTACAAATTTTCATGTCACATATTAGATTGATTGGTCTTGCAGATCAATATGGATTATCAGAAAAAGATTTTGATATAAAAATTTTATCAAATAATTTGTTCCAAGAATACTTAGAAACTAATATTTTTACTCAACGTTCAGAAAATTTTGAAAGATTTATTTCTTATGCTGAAGGTGGCGATGGAATGATACCTTTATTTTCTAAGAAATGGTTAATGAAAAAATTCTTACGTTTCGATGAAAAAGATGTATTAGAAAATGAAGAATATATCAAAAAAGAATTAGAAGAACAAAAGAAAACTGGAATGACCCTCGCTGGTGGTGGAGGGGGTGGAAGTGGACTAGGAGATTTAGGTGGTGGCTCATCTGGAGGTGGACTAGGAGATTTAGGTGACCTTGGAGGAGAATCTTCAGGTTCTAATGACCAATCAAACACTGAAAGTGCCGACA